TAATTTGGGAGAATTAGAGTACGACGAATTACATTGGGCCTTTGAAAAACTGCTTGAGAGAAAGGATTCAAAGTCAGTAAGAACTCTTACTCATGCTGAAAAGGACTACAGCCCTCCTAGGTATATGGTAACAGCTAAAAACATATCTCCAGACTGGCATTTGAAGCATCAGGAGGTATTTCAAAAATACATTGACCAATCAATTTCTAAATCAATAAACTTGCCAAACTCTGCAACAGAGAAAGATGTTTCTGACATATTTATGTGGGCGTGGGAACACAAACTAAAAGGAATTACGGTTTATAGAGATGGTTCTAGAGAAAACCAGCCTTTACAAGAAGTAGCGTCAATAAAGGAGACCCAGTTCAAATCTCTGGACGAAGTATCTAAGAATGAAGCAGATAAAATTATAGATTACTCACAGTATACTCATAGTACTGTAGAGACATTTAAAGAGTATCGTAAGCGTCCAGCTATTGTTTTTGGTCCCACCTATAAGGTGGACACTGGTAAAGGTAAGATGTATGTTACCGTAAACTATTCTCACGAAGAAACAGAGCCGGTAGAGATATTTGTAAGGATGGGGCATAAGGCTACGGGGACAGAGCATGAGTTAGCAGAATGGTCTGGAAGACTACTTTCTCTGCTTCTAAAATACAATGTGCCTATCAATGATATTACTAGACAGTCTAATAAAGTGTTGGGGGATAACTCATTCTTTTTTGACCAACGTTCTTTCAGAAGCCTCCCCCAGTTGATATCTTATTTGGTAAATATGGACTTTCAAACGGCACTAGAAAAGATGGAGTTAGAAGACGGTATTATAAAATTCGAAGCAGCCAGTGAGTTGTTAGAAGTAGTGGATAAACAAATTCCTAGTGCCGATACTAAAGAGGGAGAGCTATGTTATGTGTGTGGCACTAATTCAGTAATTAGAGAGGGGGGATGCCTAGTTTGTACAAACTGCGGGGATAGTCACTGTGGGTAGGAAAACATGGAGATATAATGGCTAAAAATTCTTTACGTGTTCCAGTACTTAATACTGAGTATGCTGTGGTTGTTTGTTGGGGAACGCCAAAAGAAATAACAAGGGTACTACATAGGTGTCATTACCCAAAAAATGAGCGACTTGACTCAGATGCTTTTAATGTTAGAGGAATGTGTTTCTATCATAGAGGTTGTCATCCTGTTATTGCTTTGCCGGATATTCCTGTTGCTCCTGTTGAAATAGGTACGTTAGCTCACGAAGCTGTACACGCTGTAAGTAGTATTATGGAAACTATAGGAGCTGACTCGTGGAATGATGAGGTAGTAGCTCATTCTGTAGGGGCTGTTGTGCGTAGTGTTCTATCACATGTAGCACGTAATAAAAAAGGAGAAAGTATTGAAAAGTAATAAAGATATTTTTACAGAAGCAGTACAATCTATAATTCTATACTTTATATGGGCCGGTGTCTTTAAACTAGGGACCTACTTACTGGGGTATACTGTTGGGTATTGGGAATTGTTTGGCGCGGTCTTGGTAGCTGTTACTGTTGTTAGTATGGTAAAGGTGTTTATTAAGGGGGTTAATTCTTGAGTAAGCTACCTAGAGTTATATGCCCTGCCGGGTATGCTAGAGTACAGAATTCTACAGGAAATACAGTAGTAGTGTGTGAGATTATACGAAAAGAATATTTAAAGGGGGAAAGTAACTATCCTAACTTTGAAATTGTTCCTGAAAACTGTAAAGAAGACCGCTACCTTGAGTGTTCCGTGTGGAGAGAAGAGTGTGACAAAGGATGGCGGACTAAGATAGGTTCCGGTAAAAGATATACTGACATCAAACAAATGGAGAAAATAACTATATGAAAATTGTTATAGAGATTCCAGAACAAAATATTAAAAGGCTTAACTTACAAGTTGGTGATGGTATGTTGGTAAATAAATCTCCCCTTACCGCTAATAGACTATGGGGTAAAATAGTCAGTATTGAAAAAGATGAAGGAGGGGGATTCAGAGCAGGATAAGGAGGTTCTATGCCCATAAATAAGACGCTTTTAAAGTCTTTGAGAAAAATGTACGGTAAAGAAAAAGGGGACGAAGTTTATAGGAAGATGGAGGCTGACGGAGAACTAAGATTTACTAAAGGACTAGAAACGGCGATAAAAGAAGGACACACCCAAAAGTATATTAGGCGTACAAAGAAAGGGAAGAAGTAGTGCCAGGATTCTCTTGTCCACAACATCAAGAAAGCGGTATGCTTGAGCGGTCAGAGATTTATAAGGTTACTAAAAATTGCGGAAATTGTTTCCATTTTTCAGATAGGTGTGATATCATTCAAATAGTACTGAATTCACAGGAGGCGGACCTTGCCAAAAGTTACTCTAAAATTAGTGTGCCCGTATTGCGGTAACGAGTCCTTTATTTCCACCACTAAGGGTACTATGTGTTCGAACTGTAAAAAGATTATTCCTTGAACATAGTACTTAATGGTTGTACCAAGACTTGTCCTTGCTGTGGGGTAGACCTACCTACTGAGAACTTTGGTAAACTCGCTCTCAGCAAAGACGGTCTTCGTTCTGAGTGCAAAGAATGCAGAAACAATAAAGAAAGCCTAGCCTCGGCTAAAAACGTGGATAGAGTAAATCGGTGGAGAAATAAAAATCCTGAAAAACTGAAAGAACAAAGAGATACTTGGAATCGTAGTAGCGGTAGAAAAGAGGCACAAAAGGCGTACGCAGATAGAAATAAGAAACGTTCTAGAGAAAAACATATAAGAAACAAGTATGGATTAACTATGGAACAGTATGACGTAATACTCCTTAGCCAGCAAGGAGTCTGCGCTATCTGTGGGGAACCTGAAACTGCGTTGGATAGTGGGGGAAACGTTAGAAATTTAGCTATAGACCACAACCACGAAACGGGTAAAATAAGAGGACTTCTTTGCAACCGATGCAATTATGTGTTAGGCTTTAGTAAAGATAGTGTGGACATTTTAAATTCAATGATAAAGTATCTGGAGACTTATAGTGAATATAGTACTTAATGGTGCGACTACAGTTGCAGATGGCTACGGAGAAATAACTCACCAACTAGCTAGGGCACTAGCTAAGAATAACGACGTAAGTATTATTCCTAATAAGGCATGGCACTCTACTACCTATATGCAGTCAGATATAAAAGGAATGCTTAATAAGAACCTAAAGAGTGTAGATTTTGAGTTGTTTGTCTTTTACCCAAATGATGGGTTAAGCAGTAAGTATAAAACCGGTATCTTAAGTATGTGGGAAGGAAACCTTCTCCCTTCCCCGTGGATTAATGGGTTAAATAGGTTTGGTAATGTATTTTCTCCGTCTAAATTTGTAAAGGGTGTCTTTACAAGTAGTGGAGTTAAATCTAACGTACATTTACTACCTTTAGGAGTTAACACCTCTTTGTACAAAACTACACATAGAGAGTTTCCAAAAAACAGGTCCTTTAGGTTCCTCACTGTAGGAAAGATGGAGCCTAGAAAGAATGTCAGTACTCTTGTTAAAGCATTTACAGAAGAATTTGCTGGTGAAGATGTTGAGTTATGGATTAAGACAAGAGAGAGGTTTTTACCAGCAGAAGTAGCCTCCGCAGCTAAAAATGACCCTAGAATAAAGATACTAGAGAAGACTTTGGGAGAAGAGGAATTAGCTAACCTGTACAAAGACTGTGATTGTTTTGTGTACCCTTCCAGGGCAGAGGGTTTTTCTTTTCCACCACGAAACGCTATTGCTACAGGTATGCCTACTATAGTAACTGATTGGAGTGCTCTTTCAGAAATTAAGGGGGCTGTAAAGGTACCTATTTTAGGGTTGTCTCCTATGCATCCGTGCGGCTTCTCTTTTGGAGAAGAAAAAGGTATACTTATGGCAGATGTGTCACCAACAACACTCGGAAAGGTGATGAGAGATGTAATGAACAGGTATGACGGGTACGCTAAGTGGACACTCAATAACAGAGAAATTCCTCTTTGGGAAGATGCTGCTAAGTCCTTATTGGGGACTATAGAAGAAATATCTTGATTTCTTTAAACATGATAACGGGGGGGTTTGAGGAACCTTTTATTAAGGCAGCAGTAGATAGTGCCTTAGGGTTAGTGGACGAACTTGTTTTTGTAGATACTTTTCCCGGAAACAACCCGAGTAGTCCTTACCTAGACTTCTTAAAGGAATCGTGTATAAAACCTGTAAAAATAGTAGAGATGCCTAGAGGGGAAGACAAAGACTTTTCCTTTGCTGCTGCTAGAGAATTAGCTAGAATAAATACAAGTACTGACTGGTTTCTAAGATTGGATGCAGATGAAGTACTCCATGAAAATACGATTGCCATACTTCGCCATGAAGTAAAAGCTGCAAATTCTAGGGGGTTCTCTGGAGTAGAGGTACAATTTTATCATCACATGGTTTTCCCTTGGCTTTACCAGTACACAGAGCCTAAAGTAATACTGTTTAGAAAAGATTCTATGTCTTGGGAAAACGGTGTACACGAACTTCCTCAGATAAGGGGAGAGATATCTACTGTTCCTGGGGTGTTCTTTAACCATTATGGCTATTGTAGGGGACAAGAAGAGGTTTTTAAGCGTTGGCAACTATATGTAGAAATAGATGGGAAACCTGATTGGTATGCAGGAAGAGACCCCAACACCATCTTATCTGACAGGATTTCCGTGTGTCAAAATTATTGTAAAACACACCCAAAATACACACACCCTACTTTAGATAAGTTATTTCCAAACTGGAGAGAAAACAATGGTTGATTTAACTAAAGGATACATAGACCCTACAGACTTTTTCTCTACACCCTGTTATGTATTTCCGTTTAAAAACAAGGAAATTATTAGGCACGAAACTACGGATAATTACGTAGGTCTTCTGTTGATAACTTATAATGATTCGGAGAATCTGGAAAAAATGTTGTCTAGCTTAGAGACTACCGTAGACTACCCCTCTGTATTATTTGTTATAGATATGGGGTCTACTGACTTAACCTTAAAAATTATTTCAGATTGGGTAGGCCAACAAACAAATTCTTACATAACTGATATAGTAGTTGAGAGCTGGTCTTTCTTAGAATCATTAACTAAAACAATGAATCATGGGTACAAGTATCTTATGTCTAGACAAGAATGTGAGTACATAGGCTGGGTACACCCAGACGCTATATACGAACCTAAGTGGCTTTCTGAGCTAGTAGCTACTTTGTATGTTCACCCTGAGATTGGAAAGATTTGTTCGTTTAATACTAGAGACGGAAGACCTAACTTTGATGAGCCTAGGCCGGGTCACGAACAAATTTACCTGTGTAGGCGTGGAGTTCTGCTTAAGGTAGGTTTGTTCGATGAGAGATTCGTAGGTATAGGAGGCGGGGAAGACATGGATATGAACTATAGACTTATTCAAGAAGGTTGGAAGGTAGCTATTTCCCCTACTAGCTACGTAAATCATTTTGGTATGGGGACTAGGAGCAAAAGAGATACTTCAGAAGAGCAAGTACACAATAGGCAGTACTTTATTAAGAAATGGGGCAGTTGGTTTGATGGGGAGATGTTTACGTGATAGAGATTTTTTTAACTAGAGGGAAAACCACCATTATTGATGACGAAGATTATGTGTTAGTAAAAAAGCATAAATGGTTCGCTAAAAAGGACTACCATACATACGGAACAGAAAAATTCTATGCTAATACTAGAATAGTTGTAGAGGGAAAACCAAAAATAATACAAATGCACCGCATTATACTAGGTGCAGAAGAAGGGCAGCTTGTAGACCACAAAAATGGAGACGGGTTAGATAATCGCAGAGAAAACTTAAGGTTTGCAAGCTATTCAGACAATGCTAGAAATAAAGCTTCTATTGGAGTATCTTCATACAAAGGTGTTTATTGGAAAAAGAAGAACTGTAAGTGGTGTAGCCAGATTTGGACCGGTGATAAAAAAATACATCTTGGGCTGTTTGATTACGAGGAAGACGCAGCAAAAGCCTATAATAAAGCAGCACAAGAATACTTTGGAGAATTCGCAAGATTAAATGAGTTTTCTACATGATAAACATTATAGGAGATAGCCATTCTTTATGTTTCAGTGGTACTGACTGGATAAAGGTGTACTGGTTAGGAGCTAGAACAGCTTTTAATCTGTGGAAGGCTAATAAAGATATCGTAGATATACTTAACAGAATACCTCCTGACGAAGATATTTATTTTTGCTTTGGTGAAATAGATGCTAGGATACACATCTATAAATCTTGCATGAACTCTAAAGTAATGCCCCTCTCATTCTTTGTAGATATAACCGCTTTCAACTACGCTAAATACATACATACTCTTACGTATAAAGAACGAAAAGTGGGCATTATGGCCGTCCCCCCTCAGGGCACCCAAGATAACTTCTTTGGCTACGAACATTACGCAAGTAGGGACCTCAGACAAACTTTTACACACGGAATCAATGCTTACTTAGAGGGATACTGCTTGGAGTATAAGATGAAATATTTAGACATATGGGATTGGGATGACGAGTATTTGTGGTCGGAAGAAGACTTTAAGGATGACCAATGCCACATTAAGAACGAGATAGCTATTCCTCTATTAGAGATGAAATTATGTATGACTTAGTAGAGTATCAAGGACTTAAATTTAACTATAGGTCTAAGACTACAGATTGGGGTATCATTCAGGAAGCCTGTGGAGGCTTAAATACCCTATTTTTTGACGTAGTAAAAGATGAAAGATGGATAGATATAGGAGCACATATAGGCTCTTTTTCTGTATACGCTGCTTCTAAAGGTGCTCTTGTTGATTCTTTTGAGCCTGTACCAGATAATTTTAATCTTCTTAGAAGTAATGTATCGTTAAATGGATTTTCCGACTATATTACCGCGCACAATGCTGCTGTAACAAAGTCAACAGGATACATGGATATATTTATAGATACTCTTAATTATGGAAACTGTAGCAAGTATTCAAGGGGCAATACTTCTACTGTAACAGTTAAGACTATTCCAGCTTGTATTCTAACTGAGCATGATAACACCTGCTTTAAAATTGATACAGAAGGAGCAGAGTACGAGATAATAAAAGAACTTGATTTATCTAAAGTAAAGAAGCTAATATTAGAAGACCACCATTGGATGTATGGAAAAGAAGTATCTGATTCTATAAGAGACTTAGTAAGGCAGAATTTTTCTAACGTTGAGTACTTCCAGGATTACATGGTGTATGCATGGAAATAGTACTAACACAGGAACAAGTAGCTTTAATAGACGATGAAGATTATGAACTAGTTTCTAAATTTAAATGGTATGCTAGAAAGCACGGTAACACTTACTACTCTACTACCAATATAAATAAACCTATGGGTAGAGCATCATTACAAATGCACCGTCTTATAATGAACGCTCCAATAGGTAAACAAGTAGACCACATAAATGGAAATGGGTTAGATAATAGAAGAAAAAACTTGAGATTTTCTACACAACAGCAGAATTGCATGAACAGAATAAAGAGGGATAGCTCTGCCTCTTCTAGGTACAAGGGTGTTTCTTTTCATAAACCTAGTGGTAAGTGGCGTAGTAGAATACAAATAGATGGAAAACTTAAATATTTAGGTTACTTTACCGAGGAAGAAGAAGCTGCAAAAGCGTATGACAATGCTGCTTTAAAATATTTTGGTGAGTTTGCTAGGGTAAATTATGCTTGGTGATTTTAGTACAGACAATGTAGGCAGGTTCTTAGAAATTGGTGCGGGTAACTCAAGAATGCCTGGTTTTGAAACCTCAGACATTAGAAAAGGCTGTGACCATCAGTGTGAAGCAACTAAAATCTCGTCTCTAGGAAAGTTTGACCACCTATACGCTAACATGATACTTGAGCATCTTAGACCTTGGGAATACCCAATTGCTTTAAAAGACTGGTATGATACTTTAAATCCTGGTGGAGTACTAGATGTTATTGTTCCCGATTTGGATGATATTATTAGGCTATGTGGTATAAACCTGGAAGAGGCTTTACGTAGGCTGTTTGGTGGAAGCCTTGTAAAAGGAGGACCAGATGATATACCTGAACAAGAACATAGGTTTGCTTTTACTGGTGATAGTTTAAAGGCAGCTTTCTTAGACGCTGGATTCACAAATGTAACTAGGATGCCCTCTAAAGTAGGAATTTTATGGGTTAGGGGGATAAAATGAGGACGATTATAATGTGCGACGGAAGGAGCATGAGATGGTATGCTCAGATACAAGAAGAATACTGGGGTACTAGTTACAAACAACTAGTAGAGGTAAATGGTGAAAAAATACTTCATAGAGCTGTTCGTCTATTAAAAGAAAACGGGGTTGACGATATATGGATAACTTCACACAACCCTGTGCATGAAGTAGATGGAACTAAAAGGTATGAACCACCTCATAACGAATACGAAATAGATAAATTTTACTCTCCGGTACATCTTTGGAATAAAAAAGGCGGCTATACTCTTTTCGTGTATGGTGATGTTTTCTTCACTGAGGAAGCTATGAAGAGAATAGTAGCAACTGATACCAAAGATTTCTTATTCTTTGGTAGATTCCATTGGTCCCACTTTACTGGGCATGGAGGAGAGATTTTCGCAATAAAAGTAAAGGACCACTCCTTTTTTCAAGAGTGCTGCTTGTGGATTAGAAATAACTATATAGCCACTAAAGGGCATGTTAGATGTGGAGCCTGGGAGCTGTATAGATGTATGAATGGTATAGTAGACGAAAGAATAAGTTACCATTCCCCGTATTCTCATTTTGTAGGTATTGATGATTTCACAGATGATTTCGATACCCCCGGACATTTTGAAAATTGGCTAAGTCTATATGAAAAGAGTAAAGAATGAAAATAGGTTTTCTTACTACCTGGTCAAGCAAATGTGGTATCTATGAATACTCTAGAAACCTAGTAGGAGAGATTACTAATTTAGGAAATGAGATTAGAGTATTTGCTAACTTTACTAAGGCTTTTGAGGAACCTTTTGTTGTAGAGAACTGTTTTGGGGTTACATTCTGGGGAGAACCAACAGTACTAGATGTAAATAAAATTCTAGCTAATTCAGAAGACCTAGACATTTTTCATGTTCAGTACCACTCCTCTTTGTACAAGCATCCAGAATTTATGAAGCTAATAAAGGAACTGTCTAGAAGGGAGATAAAACTTGTTATCACGTTACATGATTCTAGCCGCCATCCTGGGACTAACATTGAGTATTTTAACGAGGTTATTTACCACAAAGAAGGAATATTGCATGAACGGGTATGGGGAAATGAGTGGTTACTACCCTATCCAATACAAGAGAGGAGACCTTGTGTATTCTCCTTTGGTATGGGACGAAACGACTATGAGCTTATACAGAAAGTGTGCAGAGAATTAGATATAGATTTTTATAAGCACGATTCTAAAGTAGATGGTTGGCTTGCAGAGATGGAATTATTTGGGCACATGAGAGCAGCAGACGCTATTGTTTTGTGGTATAATGAAGTACCTGGACTAGTAGGAGCTAGTGCAGCAGCTAGAACAGCTTTAGCAAGTAGAAGACCTGTTATAGTAAATAACGCTAGTTGGTTTGATGACTTAGACGAGGACTATTACCGCTTTGTTTATGACGAGAAAGAGCTAAAAGAAGTTCTAGCTGAAGAGCTAAAGCTTGACCATATACACAGTAACTCTTTTGGAGAGTTAGCAAAAAAGAACATAAAAATCTACAAAGGAGACACTTAATGGCCTGTCCAAGGTGCAATAAATCTAAGTACAATACTTTTTCAGTTTGCCGATTTAAGTATAGGGTGCCTGTTAATAAGTGTTGCATCTGTGGCTTTCTATGGGTAAAGGATGAAGATATGGTAGAGTTAGCAACATACGATGTAAAAAGATTATTCTTATTGGAGCTAAAAAATTTTGGCAAAAAATAAGTTAAATAGCACAATAATTGTGGACTTAGTGGACAAAATCACTAAGTTTGCCGAAACCGTAAGCGAATTTAGTTTTTATCCCTACGAAAAGCCCCTATCTAAAAGAATAACTAGAAGTTTGCTTCTTAATGAAGGAGCAACTCTTACAGCACTTTTTTCTCGTCAATCAGGAAAATCAACAACCGTGGCTGCAACAGCCGCTGCAAATATGGAGTTACTCCCCCTATTAGCTAAGAAGTATGAAGGCTTAGAGATGTACGAAAAGGGATTCTGGGTAGGAATTTTTGCTCCTGTTGGTGAACAGTCTGCTACTCTATTTGATAAGATTTATGAGACCATAACCACCGAAACAGGTATAGAGGTATTGACGGGAGAATTAAGAATGCCTATACCGGCTAAAGGTGGAGGAAGAGGTAATCTTATAAAGTTATCTAACGGTTCTCTGGCAAGAATGCATTCTGCTAATAGACGGGCTAAGATTAACTCTAAAACTTACCACCTTATTTTGCTAGATGAAAGCCAAGAACTAGAATCATTTGTGGTATCAACTTCTATAGGTCCAATGGGAGCTTCTGTCAATGCTACAACAGTAGCTACAGGAACTCCCGCACCTTTTGTAGGTTTCTTCTACGACCAAATAAATACCAATAAGGGTAAGGATGCACAAGCTAATAAGAGTTCACTACAACTTCATTTTGAAGCTGATGCAGACGAAGTTAAGAAACACAATAAGATGTATGCAAAGTACCTTAAAAAAGAAATAGAAAAACTAGGTGCTGACAGTGAAGAGTACCTAATGTCCTACATGCTTAAATGGCCCATAACTAAAGGGATGATGTTTACAAAGTCCCAGCTAAAAGAGAGATGTTACAGACCAAATCTAAAATTTGTTTCCACACAAAGAGAAAGACCTTGTGTAGCGGGCTTAGATGTAGGCAAGGCTGTAGACTCAACGGTGTTAGCTATACTTGAGCAAAACTTAGAAAAGGTCGATGTAGAAGGTAACATAGAAAAAATACTTCTAGACTTGTTTGAGATAGAGGGGGATGACTGGGAAGTTCAGTATCCGCAAATTGTAGACAAGCTGGGAAACTACGCTATAGAAACTCTTGTAATTGACTCAACAAGCTTAGGGGACCCTGTTAGAGAGAGAATAGCTTTTATGGTGCCGGAAATTACGGTTGTACCTTTCATATTTTCTCCCTCTACTAAGGATATAGGATATAAATACTTGATAAAGGAGATAAATGCTGGTAGACTATTGGTACCTTATAGTTCAGACTCTAAAAGAACTAAAAAATTCCGTAAGTTTGAGCATCAAATGTGCTCCTTGCGAAAAAACTATACAGGTAAGTTTTTAAACCCTAAACCAGTAGACGATAATAAAGGCCACGATGACTACCCTGATGCTTTAATGATTGCAACATACGCTACATACTTTGATGTTATGCCAGAAATAGAAGAAGATGATGGGTATTTATTTAGGAACAGTAGGGTTGATTACAATATATTTGGCAACAGGTATTCCCGTCCTAGAAGGAGGTGAGTAACATTACTTTTGCTTCACCAGGAGATTTTGAAGGTAGAATGGCTTCTACGTCTTTTTATTCCCAGGTTATGGACTTGGGAGCTACTCATAGTGAGAGATTAACTAAGTATTCGGAGTGTTGGAATTTTTATAGAGGGGCACAGTGGGATAAAGCGGCACCGGAAGGATTTGACCAAGTAAGCGTCAACTATGTAAAAGCTTTTGTCAGGAAGCTAAGAAGGTTTGCTTATAGAAATGACTGGAGCATTACAATTGATAAAGCTGATGATACCAACATTGATGAGTACCTTAGGAGCGTTTGGCATCCTTATAGACAAGAGATAACTAACGAGATAGCTGAAAACGCAGGTATCTTTGGTGACTGGTATGTTTATGTTCAGTACATTCCTCCCACAGAAGAGGGTAAAAAAGGAAAGATTAAACTTAACTCTATTGACCCCAGGTATGTATTTCCAGAGTATAACTCCTACACTGGAGAAATGGACCTCTGTTATTTATTAGTACCTTATGAAAAAAGAAAATTGGAAACTAACGGACTAGTAACTGGTAGAGTACAGATACACAGAGAGATTCATTTTAAGGACAAAATTCTTATCCAAGAGACAGACGGCGATGGGAACATAATTTCTTACGAAACACAAGAAAATCCCATAGGCAAAATTCTTATTGTTCACGGAGTAAATCAACCTATTCCTAACTCACAATTTGGTTGTGGTGACGCGGAAGACTTAAGGGAACTACAGAGTTTAATGAATGAGAAAGTGTCTGATGTTTCCGATATCATTGACTACCACGCAGCACCTATCACAGTTATGTACGGTGCAAAAGCCAGAGAACTTGAAAAAGGCGCTAATAAGGTCTGGTCTGGTCTTCCTCACAATGCCAAAGTTGAGAATTTAAAGAGCGAGGGCAACGTTGAGTCGTCTATGGAGTTTGTTAAGTGGATTAAAAGTGCTATGCATGAAATAGGAAATGTACCTATAAATGCTTTGGGGGCTAGTAGGGGAATTAGCAATACTTCTGCGGTAGCCTTATCTATAGATTTTGAACCGCTCATTGAAATCACAGAGGATAAAAGGCTTTACTTTGCTAAGGGTATAAAGAAGATAAACGAGCTAATACTGGATATAGGAAAAATGCATGGTGAAGTTAGTTTTCCAGATGATTTTGACTACGACCACAACATAACGTTTGGTTCTATGCTCCCTAGAGATAGGGTTAGCGACCTTAACGAGATAGCTATTGAAATCGGGCTTGGACTAGAAACCAAACGAGGAGCACTACTAAGATTAGGAGAGTCTGACGTTGACAGTAAACTTAAAGAAATAGAAGAAGAGGAAGCTAAGAATCAAGAAGAGCAAAACGAAGAAGTAGACAACCTAGAAGAAGGTAATCTAGACGAAGCTAACGATGCTTTAGAGAAAAATCCGGTTATGCACGGAGAAAAAGTCGTAGAAGAAGAAGTAAAGAAAAATAAGTAACCCTCCCCAGAGGCAAGACCTCTGGACCCCCATAGGCTTACGGGCTTAGGGTCAGCCCCACTCTTTCGGGAGTGGGGCCTTTTTTTATGCCCTTTTTTAGTTGTGTTAATGGATAGTTTACCTTAAGCCGATAAAATGTATAAGGTCTAGTAAAGTAAAGGAGGTGATACATTGGCGCGTAGAACAAAGACTACCACAACTTCTGTAGACTCTGGGGCTAAGCACTCTGGTACTTTTCAGGGTAGTGTAGCTAAGGCTAGAGCACCCGGTAAAGAAAGTAGGTCTGCTAACGTTAGCCCACAAGGTGTTGCAAACCACCAGCACGGGACTTACTCCTACTACACTGTAGAAGACGGTGTTGTTACGGGGTCATTACCTACAGCAGGGTTAGATACTGATACAAACTAAAAGGAGGAAAAATGACTGAGGTAACCGAAGAGGTTTTAGAAGAAGAAACGGTAGAAGAACCAGCAGGTGAAGTTGAAGAACCGAAGGAAGCCGATAACACTACTGAATTGTTAGAGGCTATGAAGAAGGAAGTTTCTGAGCGTATCAGAAAAGAAGAAAAGGATAAACTGTATCCTACTATTAAGAAGTATAAGGACGATTTGAAAGAGAAGGAAGAGGCTTTAAAGTCTTTACACGACAAAATTAAGCAGTATGAAGATTCCAATCTTTCTAATGAAGAGAAGGTACAAAAGCAACTAAAGGAACTAGAAGAAGCTAATACTAAACTCTACAGCCAGCTAGAAAGCGTTTCGGAAATTGCTGCAAAAGAAATTTACGCGGTAAAGCTAGAAGCTGCTAGAGAAAAAGTGTTAGCAAAATACGGAGATTCTATTATCCCCGAAATGATTTCTGGTTCTACTATTGAGGAAATTAATGAAAGTGCCGAAAGAGCTAATAGTGTGTATTTGAATATTAAAGCTAAAGCTGAAGAAGATGCTAAATTAGCCAGTAGAAAGGTAAAAGTTGGTACTGATGTAAGTCCTAAATCTACAAGTATGGCAAACAGTACAGATATGGATATTCAAGACATCAAGAATATCAGTGACCCTAAAGAGTGGGAAAAAGTAAAGGCTCAGTTAAAGGCTAAAGCTTTTCAGATTCGTTAGACAAAGATTTTAATTTTGAGAGGGGGTGATTTTAACAAATGACCGATGTAATGACAACAGCGGTACGTTCTACTGACGGTACCGTTACATCTGGTAACTTCTATCGTTTGAATGAGTTAGTTCTAACCATTTATTCTAAGGAAGTTGCCTTTCAAGCACAACCTGTTCTTAGGTTCGACCAATTTGCAGACGTAAAAACTGACCTATCTGCTAACCCAGGTAGCACGATTACGTTCTTCAAGTATAACAACCTGGCTCCCGGTGGTGCGCTGACTGAAGGTACTCCGATGAATAAGCAGGCCCTTAGCGGCTCTCAGGTGTCTATCAGTGTTACAGAGTATGGTAACGCCGTTAGTGTGTCTGAAATGCTTATCCAGACGGCTCTTGACGATGTTATGTCTAGTGCAGCTAGTTTGCTAGGCTTTAACTACGCTATTGCGCTTGATACATTAGCTAGGGACACTGTTGAGAACGGTGCAGGTACAGTCGTGTTTGCCAACGACAGAGCAAGTGCAGATACCATTACTTCTACTGACCTACTTACTCTCGAAGAGATTAAGGACGGCGTAGAGGAATTGGCGACTAATCTTGCTCCTAAGCTTGGTGGCGACCATTATGTGTGCTTGGTGAGTCCTCATCAGAGTAGAGGGCTAAGGGATGACCCCAACTGGTTAACAGTTGGTAAGCTTGACCCTCAGCGCCTTTACCAAGGTGAAATCGGGCGACTGGATGACGTTATCTTCATTGAAACCACACAGGTTTCTATTGATGCTAACGCGGCAGCTACTCCCGTTAATGTGCATACTGCTATTATGCTTGGTGCTCAGGCGTTTGGTAAGGCTGTGGCCCTTCCTGTAGAAATGCGGGATAACGGGGTTATCGACTTCCAGCGTGAACGGCAGCTTGCTTGGTACGCTATCATGGGAATGGGTGTGCTGAACGCAGACAACATTGTAGCAATTAAAACAGCCTAATATGCTCTAAAGGCTTGACATTGATAGGGGTGGAAGCTATAATGGTTTCCACCCCTATTTATCTAAAAAAGGAGAATAATGAAAGGAAAGAAAGTAGAGGAAGTTACTATACTGCTCCCGTTAGACGAGGAATTTGACACTGAAGTAGAAGAGTTTACTCCAATTATTGTTGAAGAAGCAAAAGGACAAGAGTTAATTAAAGTATTACCAAAGAAAAAGTTCAGGATAAAAATCGGTAAAAGAGAGTTTTATTTCGAAAAAGATGTTCCTCAGTACGTAACTCCTAGTGAAGAAGCACTAATAAGGAAGGACGGTACTAGACTTTACTAGTGATATCTTACTACGACATATTCCGGCAAAGAACGGGACAATCTGATTCTGCTAACCCCTGGTTAGACACTCAGATACAGCCTTATTTAGACCAAGCTTCTTTTAAGCACTCTCGTACTTTTGCTACGCCCTGGACAGAATTTGATGATGTTCCTGACACGTATAAGTGGCCTATAACTTTGATGGCAGCTATTGAGTATTGGTGGGCACAAGCAGCTAATTATGTTAGTAAATCTGATATTAAATCAGGTAGTGGTGGAATAGCAGCAGTATCCACTACTTTATTTGATAAGGCTATGAGAATGATTTCTAACCTGCAAGATGAGATGGTGGAGTTTGCAGACTCTATGCCTGTAGAGGGTAGTGGAGACGTGTTTATAGGTACACTGATAAAACGAAGTAAACAATCTGGGTACTTAGTCCCAAGGTCAGATGACCCCCTTGGAGATTGGTACTAATATTGGCAGGTAGAGTTGAAACCAAGCACGAAGAATACCACGAAGTAATTAATGCTACCCGAAGAGCGGTAGGATTAGCTGCTACTGGTGGTGTCTCTGTGGGACAAGTAGCTCCCTCTAGAACTACTACTTCCTCTTTAAATGCCGCTATAGTAGTGTCTCTAGATAAACACGAATATGCTAAATTTATTGGAAGAAATCTTGACTACATAAGTATCCCTAGAGCTGGTAAATATGTATTACAGAACGTAAGATGGACTATACTAGACATAATTGCAGATAGTTTTGACCGTAAAGCTTCCCCAGCAGGCCAACCTTGGCCGGACTTAGAAGATAGTACTAGGAAGTGGAGACGTAGGTATCACCCAAACTCTGACGTTAATAGCCCTCTTATATCCACTGGTGAGTTGAAAGACAGCGTGGATAGGTGGGCCAGGGGTAGGGGAGACACCACTGTTGTAGGTAAAAATACCCGTATGGTTATAGGATTAGATGAACTTCCAGATGACCAACAGATGAAGGCTTACGTACACAATATAGGCGGTAATTGGGGGTGGAAAGATGCCTCTGGTAGTAGGACTTTCATTCCACCTAGACCTTTCTTAGCCGGTGGAGTAGAGAACTTCTCAGCACAAGACCAGTCACGTATTCAAAAGGCTGCATCAGACGGTTTCAATTCATACTTAGACACTGTTATTGATAGTAATAAGTCTAAAAAAGCGTTAGGTAGGGTTAACTAGTGGATTACGCTATCGAACAAAAAGTAATAGAGTTACTTACCACACATTTAATAGATGAAGAGACTACTTACCAACCAATGTATATTCTTCCTTATGCAGAAGATTGGGCTGAGGAGGACTTTCCTGTAGTTGTAGTTCAGGTAGAAAATGAAGAAAATGTTGTAGACCAAGTATCCCCACTACCGTCGTACTTGAAGGTCTACTCTTTATATATTTATGCTATATCAACCTCAGAATTTTGGAACGATGTAAGCCTATCTAAGAGTATTTTAAAGTCCAGAATTATAAAGGCACTAAAACAGCATCAGGATTTAGACCGATTGGCCGATAATGAAAGTAGCGAATCGGTAGTAATGATTCATTATATATCCGCTTCTTTCCATATTGGAGGATTTAATGATAGGTGGAGGTCACAAGCTAGGCTTTTATATCACGTAACTGTTGAAGTAAAGCCTGTTTAGGAAGAGGAGAAATGAAAGAAATATCTTTAACACAGGAAAAAGTGGTCTTGGTAGATGACGAAGACTTTGAACTAGTATCACAGTATAATTGGCATCTTTATAGTGATAGCAGAGGTTATGAGTATGCCAGAGCACAT